CCTATACAAGCTCTTATAGCCGATGTTCCCTTACCAGAATGGCCAGAACCTATGGAAGATCATTTAGCACAACCATGGGATTGTTTAAGTCATACTCATAGTGTTGTTGTTTTAGATAGAGTAAGTTCTAGTCCTTGGTGGTGTAAAATAGGTGGTGATTTTTACATGGCAAAATACTTGTTCACAGTAGATTATACAGAAAACTCAATCGCAGACGATTCGGCACAACACAAACAATCACATGTTTTAACCCTTACAGATGCAGGGCAGTGGACAGGAAATTTTGTTGCTTTACCAAATAATAGAGTTCGAGCCACTAATCCTGCTCTATGGCGAACTGGAGAGGGCGCACCAGATTTCTCTCCATCACAATGGACTCATAGTGCCGAGGAACATGCTAGTTATACAGATCCACAGATAACATTTGACAATTTATATGCACCCAACGAAAATGATACAGAACAAGAAGATTAATCATGGCAACTTCAAACAGTAAAGATTTCGAATTAGATGTAGCTGAATACATTGAAGAAGCTTTCGAAAGATGTGGTTTAGAACTTAGATCTGGTTATGATCTGAAAAGTGCTACCAGAAGTTTAAATTTGTTATTAGCTGACTGGGCAAATAGAGGTTTGAATCAATGGACGATCAAAGAAAAAACTATTGACATGGTAGCTAATGATAATTCGTATAATATCGACAGTACCAATGCTACTGCACCAATAGATGTTTTGGACGCTTTTATAAGAGAAACAATAAACAATGAAACCACAGATATACCTTTAACAAGACTTAGCAGATCCGAATACTCACATATAACAACGAAATCGACTACTGGAAAACCAAATCAGTTTTTTGTTGATAAACAACTTACTCCATCCATTTCTGTTTGGCCTACACCAGATAAATCAAGCACTTATGTAATCCACTTAAATGTTTTGACTAGAATGGACGATGCTGATGCAGCTACAAACAATTTAGATATACCTTTTAGATTTTATCCATGCTTGACTGCTGGTTTAGCCTATTACATGTCTTTGAAAAGAGCTCCAGAAAGAACAGCATTGCTTAAAACTTTGTATGACGAAGAATTTGCGAGAGCAGCAGGACAAGACGAAGATAGAGCATCGTTTAGAATACAACCAAGTTTAAGGGACTATAACAACGCCTAATGGCTTTTGCAGCTGGTAAAAATGCTTATGGAATATGTGACATATCTGGTTTTAGATATAAGTTAAAAGATATGAAAAAAACTTGGGATGGTCTTTTAGTTGGTCCTGACATGTGGAACTCGAAACATCCACAATTAATGCCAAAATCAGCAACACAAGATGCACAAGCCGTAAGAAATGCCAGACCAGATTTAGATGACGATAAAACAGCTTTTTTAGTATATAGTAACGTTGGTGACGGAAAATTAGGAAAAGTTTTAACAACCTTTTCCGTTACTTCTAGTTTAGGAGAGGTTACAGTAAACACATGAGTTTTACTTTATCTACATTAAAAACTGCAATACAAGACTACTTACAAGTGTCTGAAAGCACTTTTACCTCACAACTTAATAATTTTATAGAGGAGTCCGAGGATAGGATCTTTTCTATGGTGCAACTGCCAGATCAAAGAAAAAATGTGCAAGGTAGTTTGTCTAGCAGTAACAGATTTCTTGCTACACCAACAGATTTTTATGCACCTATGTCATTAGCTATAGTAAGTAGTGGCAGTTATACATACCTAGATTTTAAACACCCATCTTTTATAAGAGAGTATTCTTCTACTACAAGCACAGGACAACCAAAATACTACAGTTTATTCGATGATACCTCATTTGAGTTAGCACCAGTTCCTAATTCTGATTACACAGTTGAATTACATTACTTACACAAACCAGCATCACTCACAAGTGGTAGTGACAGTGGCACCACGATATTGTCAAGCGACTATCCAGACGCTTTACTATATGGTGCCTTAGTTGAAGGTGCGATTTTTCTAAAAGAGCCCCCAGATGTCGTTGCTCAGTATGAGGCAAGATTTAAGGAGGCGATAGCTCGTATGAAAAATGTATCTGAAGGTCGTGGCACAAGGGACGAATACAGATATGATTCTGTACGTGGCTCTGTGACTTAATGCAAGAAAGTCAAATAAAGTCTGTTGCTATAGTTGGTTTAGGTATAAGTCAAGTAGATTTTGCTATTGGTCAACAAAATGGTCAATCTTGGGACGAGGTGTGGTGTATTAATTCTGCTGGTGGTACTTACCCTTGTGACAAAATATTTATGTTGGATCCAGCAAGTAGATTTTTTGATTCTGACGATGCAGGACACCAAACAAACTCCATGGTTAAAGTTTTACAAAATACAGAAGTACCGATATACACATGTGAAGCAGATCCAAGAATAAAAAATCCTGTAGTGTTTCCAGTAGAGGAAGTTTGTAATTTTACAAAATGTGCTTACATGAACAACACGGTAGCTTATGCTATTGCTTATGCCATGTATATAGGTGTCGAAAAAATAGATCTTTTCGGCATAGATTTTTCGTACAAAGAAAACTTACATTTTGCCGAAGCTGGTAGAGCTTGTGTTGAGTTTTGGATCAGCAAATGTATGTCAAATGGGATAATTGTCGGAGTAAGTGGCAGATCAACTCTGTTAGATTCTAATATGCCTGGCACACATAAACTTTATGGTTTTCATAGATTAGATAAACCATTAGTAGCAGTGCCACATGAGGGTAAATTTTTAGTCGGTGCTTATGATGAGGTAAATGAAAAATTAAACAAATTAGGTTTGAAAATTAACGAAGAGGTGGTACCACCAGAGCCATATCGAGGATGAGTAATCAATCTGACTTTGTCTTAGGACAAATATCTGTACATGCTACTGAGAATAAGGGACATGATCCAGAATTTTGGGCTACACAAGCCACAAAAAAAATATGTGAGGTTAGTTCAGATGCACCTCAACATATCAAGACACAAGCCCTTGCTTTTCAAAACCAAATTTATACTGTAATCTTATATACTATAAAAAATGCTATCGAGTCGAGAGATACGACTTTGATAAATTTGTTAATAAAACAAGGCCATGAAGATATGGCTAAAATTATTAAGGAACTATAATGGCAATAACATCAGCAATATGTACAAGTTTCAAACAAGAACTTTTGGTTGGAACACACAATTTTACTAACTCAAGTGGTAATTCTTTTAAACTAGCACTTTACACAAGTTCTGCAACGCTAGGAGCTTCTACAACGGCTTTTACGACCACAGGACAAGCATCTGGAACTAACTATACCTCTGGGGGCAGTGCTTTAACAAATGTCACACCTGCGACTTCTGGGACAACGGCTATCGTTGATTTTGCAGACTTAACTTTTAGTACAGCAACCGTAACCGCTAGAGGTTGTATGATTTACAACGATACTAATAGTGATAAAGCAGTGGCTATCATAGATTTTGGTGGAGATAAAACATCAACTGCTGGAGATTTTACAATTGTTTTCCCAAGTGCTACCGCTACAGGAGCAATTATAAGATTGGCATAAAATAGTTTTTCGTGTGATAAAATTGTGTAATGCCTCTCAACAAGCTAAGTTTCAAACCAGGAATCAATAAAGAAGAAACCGACTATAGCCAAGAAGGTGGTTGGGTTGACGGTAATCTAATACGTTTTCGTAAGGGCAGAGTAGAAAAAATAGGTGGTTGGCAAAAGCTTAGTCCAAACTCTATTGTAGGATCTGCTAGGGCTTTACATGGTTGGGTTGCTTTATCTGGTGAAAAATATCTAGGAGTAGGCACTACCAACAAATATTTCATAGAGGAATCTGAAACTTTTAACGATGTCACACCAGTAAGAAAAACCAGCACAAATTCTATTACCTTTGCTAAAGTTGCAGACGATGATGCTTCTTTGACAGTAACAGATAGTAGCCATGGTGCTGTAGTCGGTGATTTTGTTACTATATCTGGTGCTGTCAGTTTAGGAGGCAATATAACTGCTACTGTTCTTAATCAAGAATATCAAATAACTGCGGTAACTGGCACTAACACTTACACCATAGAAGCTAAAGATACATCAGGCAACGAAGTGTTAGCTAACTCTAGTGATACTGGGAACGGTGGGTCTGGTGTAGATGGTGTTTATTTAGTCAATTCTGGTACAGAGTTTTTTGTTAGTTCAACAGGTTGGTCTGTTGACACTTGGGGTGCTGGGACATGGGGTAGCCCTGCAAGTCTGTCTGCTAGTAATCAGCTAAGACTTTGGACACATGACAATTTTGGTGAAGATCTAATAATAAACCCTAGAGGTGGTGGAATATTTAGGTGGGTTGAAAACGATGATGTTACGACAAGAGCAGTTAATTTATCAACAACAAGTGGTGCAAATAAAGTGCCAACAGTAGGCTTACAAGTAATTACATCAGAAACAGATCGACATTTGATTGTTTTAGGTGCAGACCCATTATCGTCTGGCTCTCGAACAGGTAGTGTTGATCCAATGTTAGTAGCTTTCAGCGATCAAGAGAATCCATTGGAGTTTGAGCCTTTGAATACAAATACAGCTGGATCCTTACGTTTATCAAGTGGCACACAAATTATAGGTGGTCTGAAATCTCGACAAGAAATATTAATTTGGACAGATACAAGCTTATACAGTATGAACTTCATAGGCCCACCCTTAACTTTTGCTATCAATTTAGTCAATGAGGGAGCAGGTTTAATTGCTCCGAAGGCAGCTGTTAATGCACCAAACGGTGTATTTTTTATGAGCAAAAATGCTTTTTACTACTACAACGGTTCTGTAAAAAAATTACCATGCACGGTACAAGATTATGTATTTAGTGATCTTGACAAAAGCCAAGCTTTTAAATGTTTTGCAGGTTTAAACGAAGAATTTAGTGAGGTTTGGTTTTTCTATCCATCTATTGCAGACGGCACTAGAGAAATATCAAGATATGCAATATACAACTATGAAGAAAACTCATGGTCTATTGGTCTATTACAAAGACATGCTTGGTTAGGCACAGACATCTTTGAAAATCCTATAGCAAGTGGTAAGTCTAGTTCCAATGAGTTTATTTTTACCCATGAGAGTGGTTTTAATGACGATACTTCTAGTATGGATAATGTCTTTGTTGAGTCTGGTGACATAGATATAGGTGATGGAGAAAATTTTGTGTTTTTGAAAAAAGTATTACCAGATATATCTTTCATTAACGAGGTTGGTACAAGTCCAGACCCAACGATAAATTTAGTGGTTAAAAGTAGAAACTTCAACAATCAAACATTGAATACAGATTCAACCAGTCAAATAAAAACCGACACGACATTTT